GGTCTACGTAGAAGGGTGAATATCTGGAAGGGAGCATGGTCTGGGACCCTCGGGCCCCAAACTGTGCTGTCACTAGATGGCGGAATAGTCGATTGCGAGGTGGTGTATACCACCAAGCGGGAAATCTGGGCTTCTGCCCGATGGTTTCCAAATCTTCCGTTGCCGCCATCACAGACCGACATGGTGAACTTAGCCAAGCAGAGTTTGCAAGGCTTTAATTTGCACCCCGCAACTGCGTGGGAGCTGTTCCCATGGTCGTGGTTTGGCGACTACTTCGCTAACGTTGGCCCGTACTTACAGGCTACGCGAAACGTCGTAGGAGCCCACCCGGCAGAGGTCTGTATAATGGACCACCAAATCACTACGTACGACCAGATAAATATCAGTCGTTCTCCGTGGCTTGGTGTCACTCCAGGGTCCTGGTACTACGAAACGAAAGCTCGTAGATTGGGGGACCTAGACATAGGTATACACCTGTACGATATGCCCCTTCTGGGGATCCGTCAGGTCATGAATATCGCCGGCATCATCGCAAACTTTGCAAGACGCCGGTCCTAACAGGAGACTTGAATGGCTTGGGCATCACCTTTGACCATCACGATCAACTCGATCGCGTATGCGCTCAACAGGATCAACAACGACAACTATGGATCCGAATGGGTCTACCGTGATGGCGCACGCGTCATCACAATGAAGATCCGCCACTCCATCGACGCGCCTATGAAGAACACGGGGGTTATTCGACTGCGACATAACGTCGCAATCAACCACCGCATCTTCTCAACGTCGACGACGAAGGAGATTATTCGAGACTGGAGCTACACGATAGTGGTTCCAGACTACGATGATCCGGCTGCGGGGTTGCTCGATCTCCAGGGGTTCGCCCCAGCGATCGCTACGACCACGCATCATACGGATATGCTCGCCGGCCTGAACTGACTGTTCAAGCCGACTTCGTTCTGTTGTTGACGGCTTAAGGAAGCCGATAACCCAAGTCTAACATCCCAGTAGCCAATCAGTCACTCAAAGGAGTAACTATGACTAAAATAGATGTACAAGACTTCCTGAGGATGTATGAGGGCATCTTCCTTGATGCACTCACCCTCGATAAGTCTCTCCGTAAAGGATTTGACGCCGATCTTCGGCAACTCGAGTCCCTACTATCGAAGAATGGTAGCCAGGTCGTTACGATCTGGTTCCCTGCTATGGATAAAAGGCTTTGTCAAGCCTTGGACCACGGCAAACTGTATCATCTCGGCATGGCGGGCTTCCGCCCACATGGCGAGACTCCACTCCCTAAACTCTTTTACGGAATGTGGAGACAGATCTTCGATAACAACGGAGGTCTGAAGCAGGACGTTGATCCGACTTGGGTTCTCCTTCTACGCCAAGCTCTTATGCTTGGTGCCAAAGTGAGAGCCGAGGCAAAGCCGTCACGTTTATTCGAGACGGTCAATGCCTTCTTCAAAGTCGAATCACAACTACCGAAAGCTAGTCCTATATGGTCTAGCGAAGGCAGTTTGTCTGATGGCGATTGCTGCGGTCACTTTCTGGACCTTAGTCCTCGCCATGGAGATCTTGGCCTCGCGCGTGATATATCATACGCGGGGACAGACTCCTCCTTGCTCGACAGTGTGCAGCGAGTCGCTGACATTGTCGCCGGTAGGTTCGGGGAATTCTTCCCGAGCAAATACCGATTCAGACATGGACGTGGCGCAACGGCGGAATTCCGACGCGGTGGAGGCTATAAGTATAGCTTTCCCACTTGGAACCCCCGTCTCGAGTCCGTCTTCCCGTATAGCGAGTTTGGAACTTCCAACCCCGCCTTACTGGGAGCCATTTCGGCGGATCAAGTAGAGCCGGTGTCTTCTGAGATACCGTCCCGACTGATCCCTGTACCCAAGACGCAGAAGGGACCACGGCTTATCGCCGCGGAACCGACTTGCAATCAATGGGCGCAGCAATGTATGCTCGACTTCTTCATCGAGCGTATCAAAGCCGATCGCCATCATAAAGATCCGATCCTCTCCCGTTCGATAGATTTCGAACGGCAGGATATAAGCGGACAGATGGCACTCGATGCTTCCCTGGATGGCGTAAATGCTACGCTGGATCTCAGTGATGCTTCCGACAGACTTTCCTGCTGGACAATTCAACGCATCTTTAGACGGAATGTTTCCGTCCTGAATGCGGTGATTGCCTGCAGGACTCGTTATCTTCATAACGATGTCGATAAGAAGCACCCAACTGTGATCGAACTACGCAAGTTCGCCACGATGGGCAGCGCCTTAACGTTTCCGCTTCAAAGCATCACGTTCGTGTGTATGGCATTAGCGGCCGGCTGGATAGCCGAGCGCTACTTTACCTACCACACGTACAATGCGGCGCCGACAGAAACTCAACTGTCGGAGCTAGCGGAACGAGTTCGCGTGTACGGGGACGATATCATTGTTCCCGTGCACTGGTTAGAGGGTCTGGCTCGAATTTTCGAGCTAGTCGGTTTGAAGGTCAACGAATCCAAGACGTTTTCCGGGAGTAATTTCCGGGAGTCGTGTGGAGTCGACGGATACAAGGGTTACGATGTAACACCTGTAAAAGTTAAGGCCTTCTACCGTACATCCGAGCCTGCGTCGGCTATCTCGGTGTTAGACACGTGCAACCTGCTCTTTACGAAGGGCCTGTGGCACACTGCCGAAGCACTGAGAAGTACCGTACAATTGGGATCAATACCAATTGTATATGCTGACTCAGGTGTGTGGGGCGATGTATCGTTTTGCGGGTGGCGCCTAGACCATCTCAGGAAGAGGTGGAATGAGCGTCTACAGCACTACGAGTACCAAATGATCCAGCCAAAGGCGAAGATCAAGAAGTCCCATCGCTCCGAAACCGCCGCGAATTTACTTCAGTTCTTTACTGAAGATCCAACTGACTCAGATTTATCGGTCTGGGAAAGTGGTCTAACCGCGACGAGTGAAGCCGGCATTAGCCGGCGGTGGGTGGACCCGACTAGTTGGGCCGGTTATTCCGGTTCGCTAGTAGGGTAGCAACGAC